GCGAACACTAATATGACTAGTATGCAATTTAATAGTATTATTCAACCTCATGCTTTTTTTAGAAGGTTTGACGTAATTGTTGATGTTTGTCCTAAGCGGGAGTTTTGTACTTTGGAGACTCAAGATAATGCCATATGGCAAAGACAATTAGATGTGAATAAATTGCCATTAGGTGCTCTTGGAATAACATCAATGCACCCAGATATGTTGGAATTTCATAGTTTTGATTATAAAACTGAAAAACTAGATGGGAGAGTGTATACATTTGACCAGTTAGTTAAGGTTATGAGGAATTTTGCAGATATTAAGAAAGAAAGATTTTTACAATATAAATTAGAATTAGATGAATCTAAGTTTAGTATACCTATGCAACCTGTACCCCAAGTTGACTGGAGCTATTTGAAACGAAAACCGACTCTTGTATTTGAAGATGAAGCTTTAAACGAGAAAGTTCACAATTTTCTTGAAGCATTTTACGATAATCCAGATTATTTACATTGTGCTCAAATGCTGTGTGCGTCTTATTATAGAGCTTTTAAAGTGGATCATAAATTGGAATATATTGTTGCGGCTTATATAAAGAAAGATATTTATTTTTATGGAGCTTGTGAGTGGTCATTTACAAAATTAGCTGAGTACCTGACAAATCCTTGTAATGATTTAATTGATATGCCAGTTTTCACCTACGAAACAGATGAAGGGATTTTTTCTAGCTTAATTGCTAAATATAACGAGTTTATTTTTAATTGTAATTCATATGTTTCTATTCATTACCCAAAGCTTGAATCTTTTTATAAAGCAATGCCCTGGATTCTTGGAATTGTTAGTGTTATGTCCTTAACTTATGGGATTTACACTGCTATAAAACCAAAAGAAGAAGAAATAAGCAATGGCCCTGAATATGGTAATAGAAGCAAACCTCAGAGAGTTACATTCAAGAAACCTCCATCGATGGCTTATGCTAGAGCTTTGGCTGCTAGTAAACCTCAAAACTTGCCACAAGCTATGCTTACTTATGATAAAAGTAATATTGAAATTTTGGATAAAGTTGTTGCTCGTAATGTCTATGAGATAATATTACCAAGACACGATCATCCTGCTGGCTTAATCACATTTATTAAAGGTAACGTATACATGATTAACAGACATTTTGTTACGTTATGTATAGCTGAGATAGAGGAAAATCCCGATATATTGAAAGAAACTTACAGATTGCGCAAACCAAATACTGAGGTGTATTATGATATACCTATGAGTAATATATGCAATTTTCAAGTTACTTCGGCTCTCGAAGAACAAGATGTTGCTTTTATAGAAACACCAAAATATGTTCCTCAACATCTTAATATTGTGAAGTACTTCGTCACGAGAAAGGACGCTCATAAATATAAAGATCTAAATTTTAGGTTGATAACAAACTCTCATGACAATTATTCATGTTGGGTAGGCAGAGCTCAAGCTTTCGATACAGTACCTGTCGCAAATAGTCAGATACAATATGTTGTTAGATCAGCTTATAGATATATGGCTATGACAAAAGTTGGAGATTGCGGTAGTTTATTTACTTTATGTTCTACACACTCCAATGCTAGGAAAATCATGGGTATACATACATCAGGAAGTGCAGATGGTTATTCCTATTCTGCAGCTGTTTTTGAAGAGGACGTTCTTGAAGCTTTGGGATTATTTGAAAAACAAGTTGATGTTTCTTGTGAAGAAGAGATAGAACCTCAAAGTGATCTTTCTTTTGATGGTCCACAATTTGTTCCATTGTATAAAACCAAACTTGCTATGAATTTTCCAGGCAAGTCATGTAAGAAGAAATCGCAATTATATGGAAAAATTGAAAAAGTGCGTACAGCTCCTTCTAGATTAAGACCTTTTTATTGTGATGGAGCGCTTATAGACCCCTTACAATTATCAATATCTAAATATTGTCTTAATAGAATAATTATAAATCAAGATATTGTTGACGCCATTAGTGAACAAATGTTTGATGACATTAGAAGTTCCTCTGTTTTTAAAGGTGATTTTAGAATATATACTTTTGAAGAAGCAATTATAGGTCTTGAAGATGATCCATCTTTTGGATCTATATCTAGACAATCTAGTGCTGGGTATCCTCTCAACTTACTAGTTAAGGGTAAAGGGAAAACTTACTGGTTTGGTGATGGCCAAGACTATTGTTTGGATAATGATCAAGTTAGAACATTGCGTAAAGAAGTTGAAGAATTGGAATACGCCACTAAAAATGGGATCCGAGGTGTCTTTATATACGCAGATTGTCCCAAGGATGAAATAACTACTATTGAAAAAGTTAAAATAGGTAAAACTAGAGCTTTTTCTGCTTGTCCTATTCATTTGGTTATATTATATCGACAGTATTTTGGAGCTTGGGTTAGGTTTATGGCCATTAATAAGATACATAATGGTAGTGCTGTTGGAGTAAATCCTTACTCTAGTGATTGGGATTCTAT